AATAGCTTCGTTGGTTATTCTTAATCTCTCTGCATAATTCTTGGTTTGATCTATTGATTGAGAATACAGTTTATAATATTGATTCATGTACTTTGCAGCCTCATAACTTGATACTTTATCTTCCAGCCGCATAGCATTAAGTTGACGTTGTACTTGTATGGCATTTTGAATATTTACCATACTAAAGCCAACGTTGGTAACAATATCATTTAATATCTGTTTGGTTACTGCGCCTATCTGATTAAATATGTTTAATCCGACAGTTGTTTCAAGTAATGCTTTTTTTAATGTATTCAGGATCATTACAGCGCCACCGAGACTCAACGCCCACTTACTTATTGATGATGTAAGGGATTGTGTACTCGCATCTTCCTTTTGATTTGCCTGAGTCTGCTCTTTTTGCAACTCAATTAACTTCCCCTGCTCCTCAGCCAACGACCTCTTTGCATGTCTTAATTGTTCCCCCAATCCTCCTATGCCTCCCTTCCCAACTCCGGGAGCAGCAGCATCATAAGCTTTCTGTAATCTTTTTATTTCAAATTCAATAGACTGAATAAATTTCTTCTGCTCATCAATAGATTCCTTAAAAGATTTAGTCATCTTACTAAGTCCTTGGTCGGCTTGTTCTCCTGCCCTCTCGATACCCTTAGCCCATTCGCCAGCCGATTTGTTCGATTCACGAAAACCCTTCTCCAGTTCCTCTTTATTAAGCGAAGCACTAAACTGAATATCACTCATGGTTTTACATATTTATCGAGTATCTCATTTGCCTTACTTCCTGTTATAATCTTCTTTGCGTTAAAATCATAATAAGGAAAATCGTTTGTTTCCATAACTACCGAAATCCAACTCTTATTCATCAATTCTGCCTCTGTCAATCCTAATTTTGTCCTATACATTGCAAACCGACCCCAGAAAGAATCACCGCCCCTGGTCAACCCCGTTTCTTCTTCATTATGTTCATCCTCCCGGTCATTGAGATAATAAAAAAAAAAGGTGTCGGATCAGATTGTTTCCTTACAATCTTAAACAGCGTATGAACATCATTTAACGGCAACCTCATGATAGCTCGTTTGACAATCCACATAAACCTTGTCCCTGTTGCAATAGATATAATCTTTGCAATATATCGGATATCGGGAACACCTTCCATTAATGCAACAAAGACATTTTTTTTAGTGTCAACATTTCTGATCTGCGACACCTCACCGCTTATCCTTATTAATTGCCGGACTGTCAGCGGCTTTATCTTTAACCGAAACCGGAATAACCCGAATTTCAATATAAAACTATCCGCTGACCCAGCCTGACCAAGTAATATGTTTGCTACCTGCTGTTCCATATAAAAGAACCCCAATACTACGGGGTTCCATGATTAAACCACCTGAATATCCCAGCCCTGAGTATTACTTATAGTAAGCTGAGGTGTTGCTTTCACTTCCAGTGCAAAAAGCTTATCCCGACCACCGCCGCCAGTTATACGTGTAGATAATGCAGCGTTATACATATTAAGCTTATGTCCTGAGTCAAGTTCCAACTCCAGTGCTTTCTCCATCATCTGGTATCCTGTTGCGGGCGTATAACCCGTAGCATTACCGGTACCACCTTTAAGAGCGGCAATGTTTGCAAAGGTCATATCGTAAAACTGCATTGTTGCTGATAGTTCACCTTCCTCGGTCTTTACTACCTTGACGGGTGAAAACTGCTGATCAACAAAGAACTTCACTGTCGAACCTTCAGTCTCCTCTATGCTTACTGACCCTTTTACCGTATTCGGCAATGTGGTCATACCAGTGGGCATGCTACTGCCGGTAGCGGCTGTTCCGTATTTAACGGTTTTTATTCCAAATAAATAAACTGCCATAATATTAATAATTAATGTTTTTGAAACTAAATCTTAAATTACTATAATGTTCTCCTAATTGATCTTCCCTGATTGTCTCCTGACTCTCAAAATCAATCATATAAGCCGGAACTGTCCCGCTTGCAGCCGTTGTTACTTCCTTCAGTGCTGCCAGTACCAATGCTGATCCAGCTTCAATCTTTACTGAATCCTTTACTCCGGCTGCAATATCCTTAACGTGGTAATTTACGTTGACATAACACTTCTGCATCACATTAGCATTTATAGGAAGTGAGTTAATTACTACATATTCCGCTGCAACTGATGCCGTCGGCTTTGTATCCAGGTACTTCGGCTTTGTAATTGAACCGAGTAATGAATAAACAATACCCTTTACATAATCCGATGTTTTATAAGTTGCCATTATGGTATAAATGTTTCTTCCGTTCTTGCTGCAGCACCTTCTTTAACTATTCCGATATTTTCGAGGTATCCTGTCAGGTCTAACAGACAAATATCTGCCTGATAAGAAATAACATTATACCCTTTCGTCTCCACGTGTGAAGCGTAATTCATCCCGGCAATGCCTATCAACTGAAATCCTTTCGGATTAATAAAATCCTGAATAGCCGAACGGTTTGATGCCGAAAAATCAGACTCCCCTGCCTTTACCAATTCCCCATTATGAAACACAAAATATTGAATTGAGCTTCTCAGGTTAGTCGTCACATCCTTATAAGTCCCCATAGCATGATCCTGCATCTGGCTTCTGGCATTACCAACAAACTCCTCCCCTGAATAAATGAACGAATTAAGAATCTTTTCATAAAGGCGTTCAGCCTGTTTCTCAATATCTCTCATTGATCGATTACTGTTGAAGTTACTCTTTAGAGCCATAGCCGTGAGTTTAATTGTCCGTTTGATGCCCTCTTGACCTTCTCAGTAAGAGTTCCATTATTCAGTGTTGTTAGTACACATTCCGTGTCTGGCGGTATAACCGTTGTCATCACCGGAAGATAAACCTCGAAAGCATAATCAACCAGAGATCCATCCTTACCCGCAACCTGACGACCCGTCCCATTAACTTCAGCACGGCAATCGAAAGTATGCACAACTGATGTACCTGTTGCTGCCGTCCATGTCCCATCACTGTTCTGTGTCACCACAGGACTTATCGTCAATACAATGCTATCGGGATACTGGTTCACCATCGCTGTACGAATTTTGCAGTCGGTTTCAGAGAACTCAGCGGGTTGTCCACTCCATACTTGGTATAAATTGCAGAAGCCAACTTGATAAGGATCGCCCGGTCAGATAAACTAACAGAATAACTCCCCTCAGTAATATTTGGTGTCGTTAATAATACTATAATGAGATCAGCATAAGCCAAATCAAAAGCTTGGCCACCTGCATAATTATCAGTTGAAATTAACCCCCTGGTTGTTAATGCCAGAATATAAGCATTCTCCGATAACGGATAACTCAGTTTCCCTTTTATCGCCTCTAGGTTTGTCATATCGTTTTATTTAAAAGGGAGCAGGATTCCCGCCCCCTTGATAAATATGACTACGCAAAAGCAGATGTGCTAACTGTATTCAGTATAAATATCCCGTTCACATCATTGAACCTCGGGAAAGCGTTTGCCTGACCTTTGGTAAACTCACCGAAAGGCTCCAGTTCTGACCATTTTGACAATAGAACATGGTCACGTTTTACCTGGATGGCTTTCTTACTTACCGATTCGGCTGTTTCCTCTGCGATAGGACCGTGAAGGACGTTACCAACACCGACATCAGGAATAAAGGTTACATAACCTGTTTTCCATGCAGCAACCGAACTCAGTACATGCGCATTGGTTTCAAATCTTAACAGTGAATCAATGAGTATGATCTGAGGATATAGATATGCTCCAAGCATGTTATTCAAATCTGCAAATGTCGGGGTTGTTTTCCGGCTTTTTGCTACATTCTGAAACACTGCATACTTATCCGTAACTTCGGTAGTAGCCAGCATATAACCTACAGTTGCCCTGTCCATCAAGATATATCCCAACGGATAACCAGCGGCTCTTGCAGTTTCCTGAACTGTTGCAATATCAGCCATTGGAGTACCGGAAGCAGCTGTTGCCCATAAATTAGTAACGTATGTTTTATTTCCTGTCGGAATGCCAAAATCACAATTGACCTCGGTTATGATACCGTTGTTATTAGACGCTGTGAGAGCAATAGCACCATACGAGAGTGCCTGCATAGCAAGAAACTCGGTCCGTGCCATGACTCCTGAATAGCAGAAATCAATATCATTAAAAACAATATCGAGCAATGCACTTTTGTTAGCATCACCCTGAGATAAAGCTTTCAGTATATTATAGTCGTTCATATCCTTCTCATCCATTTGCCTTTTGAGAGCAATTTTAGGAATATCACCGGTTGTTTTGGTGATTACCCTACGGGATTTGAGAGGAGCTGAAGCGTTATACTCGATAACATCAGCCATGACAGGATTACCACCTGATCCGGCAAGGGATTCCCATGTCAGTTGAGTGGTATATTTCAAAGGGAAGAACTGTTGCCAATACATTTTCTGAAGGAACAGTTCACGTTGACGGTTAACGTATGCTTCAACATTCGCTTTCGTTAACTCTTTTAAAATTGATCTTTCCATTATTTCTATTTTTTAAAAGTTATACGAAACGAATAAGAGGAAGTAATGCCTTGATTGTTGCATCAACAGGATAAGGCAGGAGAGATTCACGTACACGACCCCTTACAAGGAGTCCGCAACCGGTATTATCAACTGATAAGTCAACCGGATTAGTTGCTATTGCAACAGGCGAATATTTGAAAGTAGCTGTAGTAGTCAATCCGGAAGCAGCAGCTTCAATAAATATACCACTGGCAGCAATATTAACACCACCAGAAGCAGCTATAGTCAAAATATCAAAATATGTTCCGGAAGCTGCAATCCCGGAAATGACACGTGACACGAAGGTTTTGCCTGTATCGACGAGAATATCACCTGTCTTAAATTCATGACCCTGAAAGACATTAATAGTAGTACCACCACTCGCAACGGTACTATATGCTTTCGCAGTTTTCGTTAGATGATAAATCCCATCAGAGGCCACTCCAAGAAGTGCACCCTCTTGCATCCCGGTTGATGTAGTCTTGAAATCATCTTTCTCAACGACACCTCCACCGGGAATATCCTCGAGGATCAGCTCAACAGCTAAATTCCTTTCGGTATCTGTAGAAGAAACTATTTGCATAATAATTTATGTTTTAATTAGATTTTTGCCTTTCGGCTCTTTCGGGAACTTCTCGTCAAGATACTCGTTAATAGTCACTTTCTCACCTTGCTGACCGCCTCCCGTTGGCGGTACTGAAATAACGACCCCCTTCTCAGCCATCTCCTGTTTGAATCCGTTATAGTCGGTTTCAATAGATGTTACCAGTTGGTCAATGTCGGCCTCTGATTTAGGAACCAGATTCCGACCTTTCAAATATGATGCAGGTATATCCTTTAATTTCTCATGCGTCTTAACCTTTTCAGATAAGGCAATTAAAGTCTTTTCCTGCTTTTGTGCTTCGATCTCTGCTTTGAGTTCACTATAAAGGGTTCCTTGTTCTTTTTTAAAATTGGCAACCCATGCAGGTTCACCCGGATCAGTTTCAAGATCGGGGTCACCTTCTTTTTTTGGTCTGCCTACTGGTTTTTTTTCCAGAGGTTTACCTTCTTTAAGACCATGTTTTGTCTCATAGTTCTCAATTGCCTTACGATTTGCATCAGTAATTTTGTAATCTGTTTCACTCTGTATAATCACATCAACAGTTATAGCTTCAATCAAAGCAGGAATTTCCGCTTCTTCTTTTACGCTAACAGCTTTCTTGGTTGCAATCCTTTCAAGAGTAGCATCGGAAACACCAACAAATTTGAGTTTCAATGCTTCAAAAATCTTTTCCTTCATAGAATTATGAATTAATAATAATTTGTAATTCTTTAGACTGCAAAATTACACTAATAATTGACATATATCAACGGTAGAAGTGATATTTATCAACAATATTATGCTATTTGGAAGTATGGGGGAAATAAAAAAGCCCCTTAAAATCAGAGGCTAAAAAAACGAGTTAATGAGAGTTGATTTAATATTTAGTACAACTCATCCCGGATTCACGTTCAAATTGAATTATCTCATCGACAGTTTTATCGCATTTGGTAAGTACGATAGAAGGGTAATCGCTCCAAGAACATTTCCAACAATAAGTCTCTGGCTTCTTCTCACATGAGAATAGAAAAATAATCAAAAATAAAAATAGTAGTTTTTTCATTTCATTGAATTTTATCTAAAGATAAACAAATTATTTAATAAAAACTATTTTAAAATAGTTTTTATTATTTCTTCATTGTCTTCAATCCAAAATGGCAA